AGAAATTCACACAAGATTCAAGGTGCTTCATCAGATTTAACCGTTGCAACAGAAAGAGCAGCCTTTACACTTGTGTATGTTGATTCAACACAAGGGTGGTTGTTGAAGGAGAAGTAAGATGGCTAATTATAACGCCATTAAATATGATGGTTTTAGTAAAGGTTCTTTAACTTTAATCAAAACTTTAACTGCTAGTTCTAGTGCTACTTTAGATTTTGTTGATGGAACTTCTGATGTTGTTTTAGATTCAACTTATAAAGAATATTTATTTATTTTAAATAGTCTTCATCCAGAAACAGATAATGTTAATCTTAGTTTTCAAGGCAATGCCGCTGGAGGTAGTGGTTATGATGAAACCATGACAACTACTTTTTTTAGAACAAGACATAAAGAAAATGGATCTGAAGGAGAAGTAGATTATGATACTAATTATGATCAAGCTCAAGGAACAGGTTTTCAAGTTTTATCTTATGGAACAGGAAATGATAGTGATCAATCTTGCAGCGGATATTTACATTTATTTAATCCTTCTAGTACAACTTTTGTTAAACATTTTATAGCTAAAATTGCTAATTGTGGAAGAAATGATCATACTAGAACTGAATATATTGCTGGATATTTTAATACAACTTCCGCAATAGATGAAATACAATTTAAATTTAGTTCAGGTGATATAGANGCTGGAACTATACAATTATTTGGAGTATCATAATGGCAACATATCAAGATTCTAGATANAANATAGCTTTACCNTCAGGATCAGGTGGTTCTTTAGTTCTTATAAAAACTTTAACNGCTAGTAGTGATAGTACTTTAAGTTTTGTAGATGGATCTAGTGATGTAGTATTAGATAATACTTATAGAACTTATATATTTAAATTTATTAATATTCACCCAGGAACTAATGACAAACAATTTAGTTTTAATTTAAGTGTAGATACTGGATCTAATTATAATGTTACTAAAACTACATCTTCTTTTGAAGCTTTTCATGAAGAAGATGATGGTAGTCCAAATTTAACTTATAATACTAGCAGAGATTTAGCACAAAGCACAAATTTTCAAGTATTTAATGATAATTTTGGAACAATAGAAAATGACTATAGTTTAAGTGGAGAAATGTGGTTATTTAATCCTTCTAACACAACTTTTGTTAAACATTTTATGATAGTAAATAATATGTTAGGTAGTTCAAATTATTCAAGAAATTTTTACATCGCTGGATATGGCAATACAACAAGTGCAGTTGATGCTGTTCAATTTAAAATGACTTCTGGGAATATAGACGCTGGTAAAATTAAACTTTACGGGATAGCATAATGGCAACATACGCAAGCATAAAATACGACATGGATTTATCATCAAATGCTACAGGTGCTGGTGGTATGACTTTATTATCTACGCAGACTGCATCAAGCAGTTCTACAATTTCTTTTACAAGTGGAATTGATAGCACCTATAATGAGTATGTGTTTAAGTTGATTAATATTCATCCATCAGGAGAAAACGATTTTTTATTTAATGGAAGTTCAGATACTGGCTCTAACTATAATGTAACTAAAACCACAACTTTTTTTACTACACAACATTCTGAAAGTTCGGCTGAAACTGCAAGTTTACTTTATCGAACAGGAGAGGATTTAGCACAATCAACATCTTTTCAACAATTAATGGGTTATGGAGAAATGGATGCAGATAATGACCACTCTTTAAATGGAACTTTACATCTTTTTGATCCAAGTTCTACTACATTTGTTAAACATTTTTATGCTACAACACAAACAAACATTAATACAAATTATTGTAATTGTGGTTTTATAGCTGGTTATTTTAATACAACAAGTGTTATAGATGCTATTCAATTTAAAATGAATACAGGCAACATAGACGCAGGAACAATTAAAATGTATGGAGTAAGCTAATGGCAATTAAAACAGCAAACAACCAATCGATGACAGCTATTACGTCACTACCTTCGGGAGTGAGTGTGGGGAGTCTGGTATTGTTAGCTACTGAAACTGCATCAAGTTCAGCTACAATAGATTTTACTTCAAACATAGATTCTACTTACAAAGAATACATATTTAAGTGTTATAATATTCACCCAGCTACTGATGATGCAGCTTTTTCAGTAAATTTTAGAGATGGTGGTAGTTCTTATGATGCAACTAAAACTACAACAGTTTTTAGAGCATATCAAAATGAAAGTGGTAGCTCCACTTCATTGGGGTATGTAACTGCTGATGATTTAGCTCAAAGTACAGGAGTTCAAATTATTGGAAAAGGTCAAGGTAACGACAACGATCAAACTTGCGTAGCTCAAATTCATTTATTTGATCCATCTAACACTACTTTTGTAAAAAATTTTATAGTTACATCAAATACTACTGAAAGTGGAGATTATTTTAATAATTATTACATAGCTGGTTATTGCAATACAACATCAGCTATTGATGGAGCGCAATTTAAAATGTCATCAGGAAATATTGATGCAGGAACAATTAAAATGTATGGAGTAGTATAATGGGAAGAGGACCAGTAGGAGCACCAGCAATAATTAGATATGTGAACAACAGTCTTGCATCTGTAGATGATGTTTCAGGAATTAATGATTCTATGGTTTTAATTAAAACTTTAACAGCTGATTCAGATTCTACTTTAAGTTTTGTTGATGGAACTTCTGATGTTGTGTTAGACAATACTTATCCTATTTATAAATTTGTGTTTATTAATATTCATCCATCTGCTGATGGAGGTGAATTTAGATTTCAAGCAAATGCTAGTGGTGGAAGTGGTTACAATGAAACTATTACATCAACACAATTTCAAGCATATCATAAAGAAGATGGTAGTGCATCTGGTTTAGGTTATAATAGTGGCAACGATCAAGCACAAGGAACAAGTTTTCAAAATTTAAATGGTAATATTGATAATGCTAACGATGCTTGTGGATCTGGAGAACTTTGGCTTTTTAATCCTTCATCAACTACTTTTGTTAAACATTTTATGGCAGTTATGGTTGAACCAGAAGATGGTTCTCCTACACCATTAGCTAATTTATACACAGCAGGATATTTTAATACAACATCAGCTATTGACGAAATACAATTTAAAATGTCATCAGGAGATATAGACGCTGGCACGATAAAATTATACGGTATAAAGGATTCATAATGGCACTTATAAAACTAAATAATCGTGGAGTTCGGAATGTCACAACCTTTGGTTCTGTAACTGGGGGTTCTATGACTTTTATTAAGAAGCTAACAGCTTCTAGTTCTGCAACTTTATCTTTTGTAGATGGGTCAGCTTCTGTTGTTCTTGATAATACTTACAAAGAATACTTATTTACTTTTAAAGATATTCATCCTGAAGATGGAGGAAATGAAGAAGGTTTTTTAACTTTTCAAGGTTCAACAGATAGTGGAAGTTCTTATGGTGTAACAATAACTTCAAGTCATTTTTACACACAGCATGATGAAGGTGATTCTGGAACAAGTATACAGTATCAAACAGGTCATGATTTAGCACAATCTACATCATTTCAAAGAATTTCAGAAGAATGTGGTAATGACAATGATCAATGTATTTCTGGATATTTACATATTTTTGATCCAAGTTCTACTACATTTGTTAAACATTTTATATGTAAATCAAATACTTACCATAGATCTGATTGGAGTTTTAATAATTTTACTGCTGGGTATTTTAATACTACATCAGCGATAGATGCTGTGCAATTTAAAATGGCTAGTGGAAACATAGATGCTGGAGATATCTGTCTTTACGGAATACTATAAAAATGATATATAAATTAAAAAAGGAGGAAAACTATGCCAAGATATCATAATATAAACGGTAATAAGGTTCAGTTTACAGCTGAAGAAGAAACAGCTAGAGACGCTGAAGAAAAAGCATGGGCTGATGGTGCTCTAGGAAGAGCACAAGCTGATTTAAGATCTAAAAGAAATAGATTATTAGCTGAAACTGATTTTTATGCTTTATCTGATGTTACTATGTCAAATGACATGAAAACATATAGACAGAATCTTAGAGATTTACCTGATGGTAAAGATACTGTTGAAAAATGTGAAAACGCGACATGGCCGACTAAACCATAAGGCATAGAATAGACTCACTATGCTACAAAAAGTACAATTTGCACCAGGATTTAATAAACAAGTTACTGCTACAGGCGGTGAAGGACAGTGGGTTTCTGGTGATAATGTAAGGTTTAGATATGGTACACCTGAAAAAATAGGTGGTTGGGCACAATTAGGTTCTATTGAATTAACAGGTCGTAATACAGCCATTCATCACTTTGTTAATGCATCAGGAATTAAGTACGCTGCATTAGGAACTAATAGAATTTTATATGCATACTCTGGTGGTATTTTTTATGACATACATCCTATTAAAACTACAACAACTTTAACAAACGCATTTTCTACAACTAATGGATCAGCAGTTGTAACAATAACTTTTTCATCAGCACACAATATCAACGCAGGAGACATTATTTTGTGTGATAACTTTACATCTATTACTAATTCTAATTTTGGATCTGGTGATTTTGACGATGTAAAATTTATGGTAACAAGTATTCCAAGTGATACTACTTTAACAATTACCATGTCATCTAATGAATCAGGATCAGGTGCATCAACATCTGGTGGTATTAGAGTTAGACATTATTATCCTGTAGGACCTGCAGTTGAAACAGCTTCTACTGGTTGGGGTCTTGGATCATGGGGTGGTGTAAAACAAGGACAGTTTACATCTACACTTTCATCATCAATTAACACATCTGTTACAAGTTTAACAATGGCAAGTTCTACATCTTTTGCATCATCAGGAACAGTCATTATAGATTCAGAATTAATTACATACACATCAAATAGTAGCGGAACATTATCAGGATTAACTAGAGGTGCTAATGGCACAACAGCTGCATCACATTCATCAGGTGCAACCGTAACTGATGCATCTAATTATTTTGCATGGAACGCTGCAGCATCTGGAGATATTGTAACGGCGCCAGGTTTATGGTCATTAGATAATTTTGGTAATAAACTTATTGCAACTATATTTGGTGGAGAAACATTTGAATGGGATTCTGATCCAACAGGTGCAACAGGTACAAGAGCAACGATACTTGCAAATGCACCAACAGCATCTTCATTTACTTTAGTATCTGCACCGGATAGACACTTAATATTTTTTGGAACAGAAACAACTATTGGTACATCAAGCACAAGAGATGAAATGTATATCAGGTTCTCGGACCAAGAATCAATTGACGCAAGTACATCATACACACCTAGTGCAATTAACACAGCCGGTACACAAAGATTAGCAGATGGATCTAAAATTGTAGGAGCAATCAGAGGTCGTGATGCAATTTACGTTTGGACTGATACTGCTTTGTTTATTATGAGATTTGTAGGAAGTCCATTTACTTTTTCTTTCCAACAAGTTGGTACTAACTGTGGATTGATTGGTAAGAACGCAGCCGTAGAGGTTGATGGTTCTGCATACTGGATGTCAGAAAATGGTTTCTTTAGATACACTGGTAAGCTAGAATCTTTACCATGTTTAGTTGAAGACTTTGTTTATGATGATATTAATACAATTCCTAAACAACATATTAATGCAGGACTAAATAACTTGTTTGGTGAAGTTATGTGGTTTTATCCTAACTCAGGATCAAACACAGTTAATAGAATGGTTTGTTATAACTATCTTGACTCAACACCTGAAAGACCTGTATGGACCACAGGTACATTAGCAAGAAGTGCTTGGCAAGATTCTGCTGTATTTGGTAAACCCCATGCATCAGAATATGATACAAGTTCTAATGGTACATCTGGTTCTGCAACTTTTGTACAAGGAAACACTGATGGTGTTAGTTATTACTATGAACACGAAACAGGATTAGATCAAATAAGAGAAGGTGCAACATCATCCATTACAGCAAACATACAATCTGGAGATTTTGACATTGGTCAACAAGGATTACAAGGTGATGGCGAGTTTATGATGAAAATTAGAAGAGTATTACCAGACTTTTTATCACAAACAGGTGACACTAGAATTACATTAAACTTAAGAGACTTTCCTAATCAAACACAAGCCAGCTCAACATTAGGACCTTTTACAATATCAAGTAGTACAAATAAAGTTGATACAAGAGCACGTGCTAGATCTATATCTTTAAAAGTAGATAACACCAGCACAAGTCAGTTTTGGAAACTTGGTACGTTTAGACTAGACATACAACCGGACGGAAGAAGATAATGGCAAGAATAGTACAATCACTAACACAACCCTTAGAAAACTACGATCAACAAGTGCAGCAATCATTTGTTAGAGATGTAGATAGTGTTGTGCAAAAATTAAATACAACATTTCAACAAGATTTAAAGGATGAACAGGAAGCAGTCGCTTTCTTTTTAGCATAATGGCAAATACATTTGTAAACAAAAAAGCTGATTTAACAAGTAATAGTGCTACGACATTGTATACTGTGCCATCAGCCACAACAGCTGTTATAAAATCAATATTAGTATCAGAAGATTCTGGTAATGCTGATACCATAACTGTAACTATTACAGATACATCAGATGCTGTTTTTAGTCTTTTTAAGACTAAGGCAATATCTGCTAATGCAACAACAGAACTATTATCAGCACCTTTAGTTTTACAGGAAAGTGAAGTATTAAAGGTTACTGCAGCAACCGCAAATAGGCTACATGTAGTCGTATCTGCGCTAGAAATTAAACCTAGAGAAGTTACATCATAGGCTTGATTTACTTGATAAAAACAAGTATTATTAACAACCCCAGGTTAAATTCCTGCTTTTAAAATTAACATACAAAATTATATGAAAACAGGATTAGAATCACTAGATACAGGCGCACCAAAAATTACCTATTCAGGTAATGAAGGACCTCAAGCACCACAACAAATGGCAATGGCAGATCCATTATTGGTAGAAGAATATCAAAAATACGTATTTGAAATGGAAGAACAAGGACTACAACCAATGTCTTTTGAAGAATTTGAAGCACAAGCTAGAGCAGGTATGAATAAAGGTGGGATAGCTGATATAGGTTTTAGTAGAGTTCAACCATCTAAAGATGGATCTAGACCAGGATATTTTACAGCACAAAGACGAGAAGAACAAAGATCAAGAGATTTAGGATCAATGCGTGGAGGTGTGGGAAGAAGTGATCCTCCATCATCACCATCTGGAATAGGTAGACAAGATCCAATGGGATCAGGTTATTATGATACACCTAAAGGTAGACAAGAATTAAAAGATCAATCAAAAAGAATTGAAGAAATGAGAGAAAAGGGAGAAGGAGTTTTTGCTGATGAACCTTCAGAAGATAAAAATATTATAAAAGATATTGTAGATAATAGAACAAAAGCTGCGTTTAATGCAAGTTTAATTATCCCAGGACAAACAGAAAGAATTGCAAGATATAGAAAAGCTTACAAAGAATATTTAGAAAGTATGGGAATTACACCGCCAGCTTCATTAGATGATGAAGATTTAAGTAATTTTTTTGTAAACGATGCTTTTACTTTTGAACCAGGTCCTGCTCGTAAAGCTCCAGGACCATTTGAATATATGCAACCCGATGATGTAATGAATTATGGAGATTTTTTATTAGAAAGATTTGATAACCCAACTGTTAAGTACAGAGGAGATATGGGTGCTTATAAAAAAGACATAGGACAAGGAGGCGAGGGTCAAGCGAGAGAATTAAATCGACTTTATTCAGGACAAGTTGGTGTTGGTGGAGGCGGTGGCGGAACAACAGTACCACCTATTGTACCACCTGCTGAAACTGAAAATCCTTTTGTACCAGGAAGTAATTTACCATTT